GTGATAATGGAGGTGCTCTTTTGGGCTTCATTATCCACGTCCGCCAGCTCTTTCTTCATACCTTCTGCAAGGGAAAGCCGTTCACCTTCCGTTGTGGCCTTTGCTATCTTCTCATTATAAAGCTCCGTGATAGCCTGACGCTTTTCCAAATATGAGCCGTATTCCTTCAGGTACTCGTTCATGGCGCGTTCTTCTGCTTCAATCTGCTCATGGGTAATATCAGATGTCGCATTTCCCAATTTGACCCCGGCATTAACCTTGGCTATTCGGATCTCAATCGTCTGCTCTTTGGTCAACTTTCCGCCTTGTGCCTCTCTCCATTCTTTTTCTCTTGCACGGATAGTATCCAACTCTCTGTCATAGTCAAGATTCAACTGGGCGATCTTCTTGTCGGAACCTTCTTTCATCAAGTCAATCTCAGATTGCTGGTTTTGACGGCGAAGGTCCAATAATTGTTCTGTCAATTTTTTGCGTAGTTTTAATGCTTTTTCATCTTCACTTACGACCACTTTTGTTTCTACATCCGATGTTGATTCACCAACTACTCCATTTAAGTCTTTGATTTTAGAAATAAAGGGGGCGTATTGTTTTTCAATCATAGAAACAGCTTGTTCCGTGTTGAAAACACTCTTAACATAATCTTCCATTGAGGAAGCAAAATCGTTACCTAATTTTATTTTACCGGTATATTTACGTTGGATGTTGAAATAAGATTGTTGCCATGCTTTTTCCCAAGTAGAACCGGCTTTTTGGAACTCATCGGTCGTCTGCTTGATTTCTTCCACAATCGAATCTACCAAACCCACATTCTTAACCTTATCTGCTAATGACTTGCGAATGTCAGACACCGCCGAAACCTGTTCTTTCAGACCGAAAGTAACAATCTCATCCGTTGCTGAATTTTTAATCTTCAATGCGATCTGCTCCTTTATGGAAGTATTGATTATTGAATAGGCCTCGTTTATCTCTTCCAGACTGCTCTTTTCTGTCAATAGTTTCGGAAGATATTGGCCATACTGATCGTTTACTGCTTTTATCATCTTCTTCCGTTCTTCAGTTCCGGAGTTTGTATGTCTCAATGCTTCAAACAAGCTGCTTAGAGAACGTTCCTCTTTGGCTACTTCTACAGTAAATTCATTAAACGTCTTGTTCAGTTTCTCTTGTTGTTTCTGAGCATTTGTCTGATAAGTCCAAAGTTTATACATCGCTACGCCCAACGCTGCAATAGCAGCCGCCATAATGGCATATGGATTCTTTAACATCGCTGCAGTTTGGGCATTGAATGCTTTTGTAAGCATATTCGTAACTGTCGTATGCTGTATTGTTGCCAAACGACTCAAAGCAAGTGATTTTACATATAGATTATGTACTGTTGCCGTCCCTGCCACAGCGACTTTATAGGTTCCCCAAGCTACAGCCGAAACCTCTAACAAGGATTTCAATGTCATAAGCGAACGTTCTAAATCTCCGCTTTCAAAAGCCTCATTAAATGACTTTGCTATCTCTGAAACTTCTTGCAATATGGCTTCTCCCATTGGACGCAAAGCCGCCTGGATATTATTCGACAAAAGCGTCATTTGATTGCCGGCTTCATCCGCCATCTTCTCAAACGCTGCTTCCGTAGCCCCTAAAGAACTCTGCAACTCTCCGAGATCACTCGCTGCCGACTTTGCATTCTTTCCGGTCAAAGCCAATGTAGCTGCCAACCCTTCATCCGTACCGAGCATTTCCTTCATCTTAGAGGCGGAACCGCCGGCCTTCTCGTTAATCAACTGCAATGCTTCTTGGAAAGTACGACCTTGGAAAGCTGCATCCCCAAGTTCTCCGGCAGTACCCTGGATAGCAGCCCGGATTTGAGTCATTGCCTGCGCTGTCGGCGTTCCCTGTTTGGTCAATGAAGCGACTGCACCCAACACTTGATCGATGCTAATCCCGTATGCGGCCGCAATAGGTGCAACTTGGGCTATGGAAGTCCCCAATTCGCCAAAGGTAGTCTTACCCAACCGGACAGTTGTAAAAAGCTGATCCGAGACCGTACCGGCCTCCTCCGCTGACATCTTATAAGCATTCAGGATCGTTGTTATGGCATCGGCTGCCGTCTCGGCTTCCGTAAGCCCTCCCACGGCAGCTTTAGCCGAGACTTCCAGAATCTTCATGCCATCCGCCCCATCATGACCGGCAGAAACAATGCTATAGAGTGCTTTGGCTGCTTCCGGAGCCTTGATCGGTATCTCTTGGGTTATGGACATGACCTGATTCATGAAACCGGTCATGTCGTCCGTCACCTGCGTGGAAATGGTTGCCACTTCCAGCATGTTCTTGCGGAACTCTTTTTCAAAATCGTATGAACTCTTGGCTGCCTTGGCGAATGCCGTCGCCGCACTGATACCGATACCGCCGAATATATCAAAAGATGTAACCTCGCTTGCCAAAGTCTTGATAATTCCCATCGCATCCCGTTTTCCCGCGTATAAGCCGGAATTATCGATACCAGTAGCCATAAATAAGGCTCCATCCCTATTTCTGATTCCCATAATGCGTTTATGGTAAAATATAGACAAAAGCATTTGTATTCAGGAATCTTTTGTATATTTGCTGTATGAGTCCAACAGTTTTTTATAAAAATGGAATGCGTTTCTTTTTCTTCTCTTTAGAAGAAAGCAGAATGCATATACATATCAGACAAGCAGAAAAAAAGGCTAAAATTTGGATAGAGCCTTCGATTTCTTTGGCTGAAAATAAAGGTTTTTCTTCAACCGAAATTTCAAACATAATAAAGGAGGTACAAAAACATGAGCACATTATTAGAGAAAAATGGAACAACCACCGCGGAAGTAACAATGATTAATGCACGCGGTATCCTCCTTTTCGTAGGAGGGAAGGAATATTATCTATCGTATGACAGATACCCTTGGTTCAAAAATGCCAAAGTATCGGATGTATTGGATGTGACCATGCCAGATGAAGAATCATTGCGTTGGGATGCAATCGATGTGGATCTTGAGATCGACAGCATAATTCATCCGGAGCGTTACCCGATATCTTTTT